TTAACCTCGGTAATCACACCGCCTTCGATAGTGATAACCAAAATACCTTCCTCGACTTGAATTTGTACTTCACCATCCGGGTGAACGTTGCCTTCGCTATCAAAGACCTTATCACCGATGGCCATCACCTCACCAGCCGCCTCGATAGTAATGCTATTACCATCCACGGTTTCTACTGTTTCCGTTGCAAACTGCGTCTTTTGGAATAGATTTGCAAACGAGCTGAAAAATTTGTTCATTTTTTTCTCTGTTTTATTGTTATTAAAAAGGCTTTCCGTGGCGGCTGGAAGCCCCACTAAATCACATGAATACAATTCCACAAACTCGGTAACGTCAAGAATACCGTCATTCAATTCTACTGAATTGTAACCAACTACAGAAACACCCAGCATATCGGGTTCTTTTTCTATCATGGTTGCGATAAACTTCGCTTCATTGGGGTAGGCTGTTTCAAGTGCTTCGGACATCTCGAAGTCGGCAAAAGCCGCGCCATTCTCGTAAATGAAGTTCGTAAATTTACCCAAGTAGCCGTCCAGCATATCACTACCGTTGTGGGTGCGCCTGCAATGGATAGGCTTTAGGTTGCCGAGCGCTACAACGCTTTTAACTGCCGCGTCCGTAATCGAAAGGGGGTATTCTCCACCCTCGTACATCCCAAAGTTGGTCGTTAACCCGGCTTGAATAATTCTAAGTTTTTTGAATTTCATAAAATTGTTTTTGTTGTAACACGTGCAAAGATAGCGCCTTTTGCCGTATGCGCCATCTCTGCACGAGTTGATTAATATTAGAAAGTTGCCAGTCCTTGAACTACCGAAACGTCGTTTTGTCCGCTGTTGATGTCTTGCACCGATACAACCGGGTTAGGCATGCTCATAACTGCGTCGATAACTACCCCGGCGAGTTGGTTAATGCTTTCGCTTGATAGCTTCATGCTTCCAGCTTGCTTAACTACCCGGTTAGCTTCGGAAAGCCCGGCAACCATACCGCCATCAGCGAACTTGTAAAGCCCCGACGTACCGAACGAGTTGCCGCCATGTGCCTCGTTTAGCGCGGATAGGGCGTTAATCTCGGCGCTCGCTGTCTTCTTCATAATGTAGACGTTTTCGCCGCCTTCCGCCTCGAACACTTGCCCGTTATCCCCCCTGAACGTTACGCCGCCTTGTGCATGGGAACGCCCGTATATCATACCGCCCTTTGCATACTTCTTGACAGACGTGTTAATTTTCGTATCGGGGTCTTTCTGTTTCGCAATCGTAGCAACTTGTTTCATACCGAAAGCAATAACTATAGCGGCTTGTGCAATACCAAGGATACCACCTTGCGCCAGCGCTTTAGTAGCTCCAATATATGTGTTAATGGTTGCTTGAACCACACCGAACGCCTTACCGATTGCACTCTCTTCGCCTAACAGTGTTGACATCTGACCTGCCAGCCCGGCCGTCATAGTCAATTCAGCGTTAACGCGTGCTTTCGTGTTATCCTCTTTAGCCTTCTCGTACTTCGATTGGATGAGAGCCGTGTCCGCGCCTATCTTCTCGGCTGCTGCTATTTCCTGGGCGTATTGGGCGTCTAATGCGGCTTGCCTTAACTCGTATTCGTTCGTTATGTTAGCCATCTGCAATTCGCGTAGGTTCGCTTTGTCGAGGGCTTTCCGCTCCTTCTCTTTACTGTCTTGTTCTTCTCGCATCTGCTGCTCCAGTTGTAACACACCTAACTGAAACGCTTGTTCGCGGTTGGCAAACTCTTGTTGTGAGATTAAGCCCTGCTCTAAACGGTAACGTTCAAGCTTTAAACTTTCCTCAACGTATGCCTTTTCGTTTTCAAGTTTTAACGCTATACTGCCATTAGCTATTTCCTTTTCCTGCAAAGATAGTTCTAACTTGGTACGCGCTTCCTCGAATTGTCTGATAGTCTGCTCCTGCAATTCTCGTTTTGCCTTCTCTGCGTCCTGGGCTGCCTTTATAGCCGCAGCCGCCTTTTTTTCCTCACTGGCCTTAAAATCCGCTGCGTTCTTTGCGTTCTGCTGGGCTACCAATCCGCTTGCCTGGTTTTCCAGCTCCTTACGCTGTGCGATGTATTCGGCTTGCTTGCTTTGAAGGTCTGCAAGCGCTTGCATTTCCGACCTTCTATCCTCTTTGGATGTGTATCCGAGTTCGTTTTGCGCCTTTATCTGCTCATACTTTTGCTTCAACACACCGACTTCCGCGGCTTCCATCTGCTTAAGGATGGCGATACCCTTTTGCGCGGCTGCGTTCCGTTCGTTCATGCTCTTTAGCTGGTCTCCTACAAGCGTCTTTTGTGCTTCCAGCTCTCTACGCATTGCCGAAACGGTAACAAGGTTCTTTGTTTCCGCCTCGTATATCGCTAATTCCTGCTGGGATAGTGCTTTAGCTGCGTTTGCTGCCTTCGTCGTCTCCTCGGTAATAAGACCGATAGACGAAAGCAAGTTAACAACCTTCTCCGTTATCCACTCGAAAGCCTTTGCCACACCCCCGAGAAGCTCGGTTATGCCGTCGAGTATCCGGGAGAAGATAACCTCAAACGGAGCGAATGCCGCCTTTAGGTTTGCTGCCATCTCACTGTTACGTTTCATCAGCTTTTCAACCGTTGACACGAGAACAAGGATAACCGACACAACCGCTAATATCGGGTTGGCTCTCAACGTAGCGTTAAACACCTTTAGGGTGTTCACGCCCCCGGATAGAGACGTAGCCATAGCCGCAGTAGCCCCCGAAAGCCCCTGCGTGCTGCTCATGGCTTCCTGTATGCTTTCCGCATAGTTACCTACGTTCCTACGGTTATCGCCTACAGCCTTCTCCATGTCCTTAAGTCTGTCGCTTATCTCCTTTGTCTCGGTGACAAGCTTTTGCCCCTCGTCCGTGTTGTTGCGCGTCGCTGCGCTCATCGCGTTTAGCTCCTTGGTATTCTTTGCCAACTGGGCACGGAGCGCGTCTACGCTATCCTCTTGGCTGTTTAGTAGGGTGGCGTTCGTCTTTATCTCGCGGTTGTTATCGGAGATTGAGGCGTTAACGTCCAACAACTGCTTTTTCAATTCTATTTGCGCCTTTGCCGCATCGCCTACCGCCTTTTTATACTCGTCTTGTCCGATTGTCCCAGCCTTGTACGCCTTTCCTGCCTCGTCCAACTGCTTCTTCTCGTCCTTAAGAGCTGCCATTAGCTGGCTCTTTGTCTCGGCCAGTTCGACGGACTTTGCTATAAGAGCGTCCAGCCCGTCGAGGGCGGAAGACGTATCAAATGAGAGGTCGAGTAGAGTAACTTTTTCTGTTGCCATAATCCAAATTATTAATTTTTAACTGCGATTAACGTAACGTTCGCATTTCCCGTTGACGGGTCCCAATTACTTAATGTCCTAAGGTAGAACCAGTGGTTAAGCTCACCTACGAAATAAAGCGCGTCGGACTTCATTTTCTGTATATCAAAATATGATAGGTTCATTTTAGCCGTCACCTGCCACCCAGGGGAAAACCTTTCGTAATGCCCTGCTATCGTAGCGCGATAACCGCTCGCACGGTTGAAATAGTTATCTGGTACGTACGAGCCTGCCAACCTAATCATGGAGGCGTACGGTCTTTGTGTGCCGGGGTTCACGGGGAACGCGCTCTCACCTACCGTCTCCTGCGTAGATATGGCGCCACCGTAACCGCCTACCGTCTGCTTAAGCGAGCCTACCTGCACCGCGTACGTTCTTGCGGCGCCAGCGGTTTCTGAAACCTTTATACTTGATTGGTCTATTTTCCCCGTCCAGTCTACCCGGTACGTAGAACTCGTAGACGGGTTGATAAACGGTTTGAGCGTCAACGCAAACGGTTTGGACTTAAATTCATACGTCCAACAAAACGCTTTGCAGAATGCCTGCACAATATCGAAAGGCGTATCAATACCCATTGTTTCCACCAAGTCCCAAGCATAGGTAGGGGCTGTGACCGAATTAATCTTGAACGATATGAAATACGCTTCCGTATTCGGCACAGTAGTAATCGGCGTTCCCGAATATACCATAGACGAGGCGGAGGTAGTGAAACCGAAGTTCAAGTCGTGTGTCGGTCTTGGCGTAACCAAACAAGACTTAGAACCCGGGCTTACCGGGCTGTACTTGTAGTTGCCATCGGGTCTTACCGCGCCTCGCGCAAACGCCAAAGCGAATGTACCGCCGTTGCTTCTAAGGTAAACGGTAGAAGGCGCGAAAGCCGGAAGGACTATAAACGAATCGTCGGTAAACCTTAAATCGAACTCGGAGCCGGTCATGTATGTAAAACACGTAGCAACCTCGTTGCTTTCCGCTATCATATAGTTGGCTGCATATACGGAGCCGTCCAGCCCGTCATGCGCGCCTTTAAAAACCAGCTGGCTTTCCGCGTCCTTGTACTCGCCTGCCGTTTTAGTAACTCGGTCTGCGATGTATGACATAAGCAAGGGCGTTGACCCGTTCGCCGCATATATCGTAGGCATGGTAACGTTGTTTGGGTACGCGTAATTAAGACTATCTATATACGTCGAAAACTGATATGCTGGTGTTTCCAATTTGGGTATGGCAACCACCGGGGCGCGCAATGTCGAAAGCTTCGATATGTTTTCTATCAGTTCGAGGCTATATCCGTCCTCATCTGCCGTTACCCGTACACGGAACAAACCGCTACCGAACGGAATATTGAAGCCCCCGAAATACAATTCGGCACGGTACGGGGATGTCCTTATGAACTTCCCCGGGAAACGCTCGGAACGGAATACCCGGTCATTTACTTCTGAACGCGGTATGTTTATCGTCCCGGAGTAACTAACCGTTTGATCCGTGAATTTTAGGGGGTCCGGGTTGTTGATAGTTAGTTTTACAGAGTTAGTGGAAACACCGTCTATCACTTCGCCATTAATTCGTATCGCTAAGTCCATATTGTTAAGGTTCTATAATTTCAAATTTGCATTTAAACGCGGCTACCCGTCCCGTCGTACCGCCTTGTATGTTCAGAGCGTTCGGATTCTGTATCGTAACGCGCGCCCACTGGTTAGTAGCCAAAGGGAATACCCCGGCAACATCGCCCGAACGTGAAAGCCAATACAGAGCGTTTTGGTTATCGTCCGTTACTACTACGTTTATCGTAACGTCGTAGGACAACACACGATTGCCGCCCGAGAAGTTAACCGAGTAAGTGGGCACAATACGGTATTGGTCAAAATACATCGTATCATAAGCCCCTCTGCTGTTAAGCCATCGAAGCGTTACCCGTTTATTAGGGTCAGAGCAATACGGGTATTTACGTTCAAAACGTGCGTAGCCCCATACGTTGGCATCATTGGCGGTTCTGAACTCACGCATCGGTAGGTTATCATTGATGGGCGCAGTAGATTGCCGCCATATCGTCGACTTGCCCACACCGTTAACCCGAACCCGTAGTCTACCGTCCTCGTTTGCTGTAAACTGCCCGTATCGCAAGGCAAAGTTAAACGGTGGACCCGTTAACGGACTGTTGAGAAACGAAGCACAATTAAAATCCACTTGGTTAAACAGTCCGTTGCCGTAGTCGGATAGGTTGTGCGTGCCTACCGACGTAGCAAACCGTCCGCGCGCTATGGGGGCGTGTATAACGCTCAAACTGATAGACTTTAATGTGCCCTCCATGTATTGCAGCGACACGTTATCCACGAAGTCGGTAAACCCCAGACCGGCTTTAATGCTCTCTGTTATACTCGGTGTGGCTGCTGCCATCATTGACATATCCAATATAGCACCCTCGTATGGTGTGACTACAGCCGTTGCCTTCTGTGCGCCGTTGCGCGAGAATATAAGGGTTATACTGGTAACCGAGCTTACCTGTTCCAACCGTATAGGGCGGTAAATACCTGCACCGATGCCTACTATCCACATTGCGCCCCCCGCTGTTGCTGTCTCGTTGTTTAATAGATTTCGTATAATCATTGCTTTTTAGTTAAAATGGTTAATATCTCTGCCCTTACTATCCGGGACACCTCTACTGTGATACGCTGCACCATCTCGGGGGTTAGTATCTTACTTGCTACGCCGCCCTCGTTGTGCTCGTTGGGTACACGAATACCGTCGCGCTTGATAACGTATGCTATCGCGTATGCTGCCTCCTCGGGTATGTCCGTGCCGGCGTTCGCGTTCTTGTCTTTAATCCACTGCTTGATGGCAGAAACGGGTGGGAAGCTACCAGCCGCCCTCCCGTCTTCCATCTGATAGATGTATGCCGGGCTTTCTATCTTCACGCCGCCTGCATACTCTATCACCTCTGTTTCTCTATCGAAGCGACCCGAAGCGTTAAGCCTCATGCGATAGTAGTTAGCTACTATCTCGTCGCGTATCTGCCTAACTAATTGGGTTACTTCCTTGTTCATAGTTAAATGTATTTAAACCAACTGTAATGTTTCCTCGTCTTCGGGTAATCTACGTTGTGCTCGTTGCCGTAGGCTTCCTTCTCAAAACTCATGCGGTCATAGGGCTTGTCGTTCGGGTCACATGGTTTCTTCTCGAAGCTCCAGCTGATAAAGCGAATAACGTACTCGATACCATACCACAAGTAAAACGGCACGTACAGCATTTCGCGCATCTGCATCGTGTGGATGTGTTCGTGTCTTAACGTCTTCTCGCTGATTACCGCGTTACCACGTACGAAGAGAACGCCGAATAGGTTAATAGCCTTGAAGCCCTTAACCGGGATAAAGTTGTTTCTGATGATTTTCATGTTCTTTTTGTTTTTAAATAGTGCACAAAAGTACGAAGTAAACCATCAGAAAACAAACGGCATCAAGTTCACGCCCCGTACTTGTAAGCGTCAAACGTTGCCTCCCACCCCGACTTGATAGTATCGTACTGGTTCTGTACTTTGGTAATACGGAGCGAGCCAATCTCGTAGCCGCATATGAAGCTCTTAAGCATCTCATGCAAAAGTAGGTCTGTACGTATCAGTGTTGCAATCTCTACGGCATCGTCTCGCATATAAGCCGATGTACCCATACAGCGAATGACTACCGTGTAGGCGCTGCTGTTAGGTACGTTCGTGTCCGTATAGCTTCCAGTCGTTACGTCAAGCGTAAAGAAGTCGTCACTCAATTCGTTAGCCGCTACATTCTGTACTGCGGTATCCCCGAATATCAGCGTTTTGCCCAAGGCTGTAGCCCGGGCGTTCGCTGTGTTAATTATTGTTTCAAAAGTCATAACTATCTGTTTTTCATTTGTTGTTTCTTCATTTCTCGCTTCTCCTTCTCTATCTCGTCGTTACGTTTGGCGATGGCAAGCATAGCGTCCGAGTAGTTGATTTGCTTTGCATCTTCAAAGCTACAGTGGAATAGCTCGGCGGTAATCTGCACAAGTCCGAGAAGGTTCTTCGCCTGCTTGATGTTCTCGTCACCCGTCAACGCGCTTTCGCCCGTCTGCTTCATGTTCTGAAACACGATTTGCTCGAGACTGTCCGCAATTTCCATCTGTGACACTATGAACTTATCAAGCTTCGCGGCATCGAGAATCGTCTCGGGCTCGTAGTTGTCATCAGTCCACGCCTTGATACGCTCGTTTGCGTCCTCTGCACGGCGCGTTTCAAGCATAGACCATAGGGTTATATCCTCAACGTCCCGAAGTCTGTACACGGCCTTCCCATTGCGCGTAGCGACTTGTGAGGGGCGGCAGTACTTAATCATATCCTTTAGCAACTTCTCCTCGTCCTTAGTTATTCGGACGGTTCCGTTTGCCGGTAGGTTAGCAACTCTTAATAAAACCTTTCGGTTGTTAATCGCTGTTATGCGATAAATCCATTTCAATATAAATTTCTTCATTATTTGGGTCTGTATTTACGTATCAAGAAGTCCACACCGTAACGGAGTGCGTCAAGTGCGTGGTTCCACGCGTCTATAGCTTCGTTGGTGTACGTGTCCGATACTTCGTCCTTAATCCATTTGTAGTTGTCAAGCTCATCAAGCAGCTTGACCGAACGCTTTGTTACGTGCAACTTGAACTGCTTCACCTGCGCGATGCCTGCCGCTACGGAGCCGCGCCCCTTGACGCACGGTATCGCTTTGATACGCTTCTGCTGTAGCTCCACGATACTCTTTTGCTCCGCACTATCGCACACCGTTATCACGCGGTTCAGTGCATTAGCGTTCAAGTAGTCCGCGATGTGGCTGTTAAGCAAGCCTTGTTCATAGCAAAGCAGGTCTACGTACAAGTCCCAGCCCTCCATGCGTATGTCAACAATCGCGGTCGGGTCGTTCACGAACCCGAAGTCAAGCCCCAGGCATCGACCCGTGTAGGTTTCCGGCATTTCGTCTATTACTTCGTACTCGGGGTAAACGTTACCCTCCACACCGCCCGTCAAGCCCTCTCCATACACGCGCCACCAGTTGGCATCGTCCTTGTTCTTCTCGATGGCTGCGACTTGCTCGGGGGTCAAATACGGGTTATCCTTGTACGTTGAATGGATAGTTACGTATCTGTCACCTACGAACTCGGTCTCACCCCAGAACTTCCGCACGGGGTTGTAGTCGATGATAACCTTTTTACGGGTACGGATATCAAGTTGCCTAAAGATTTCACGCGGTATGCTTTGCGCCTCGTTGACGAAAAGTATATCGCGTGCCGGACCGTGCACCTTCCCGGCATTATCGCATGAGAAGAACTCTATTATTGTGCCGTTCGGGTATTCGTAGGTGCTTTCTGTTTTATTAAAACGGTTCTCCTCCCAATACCCCTCGGCGGCTACCATCGCCTTAAAGTCACGGAGCATACCGCGTTTAACCATAGGGAACGTAGCCGCCACACACGATATAACGAGCGGTTGAGGGTTGTTCAAAGCCAGTATGTGCAACATCTGTAGGGTTGCCCATGTCTTGCCGCTACGGGTACCGCCTTTAGAGGCTACTCCGCGTATTTTCGGGTCTACGAAAGCCGCCAGTATCTTTTCAAAAGTAAATGTAACGTTCATGCTCTAAATGCCTCCTAACTTCTGTAGGTTCTTCACCGCGTCCTCGGAAAGTACATTAACCTGCATAGCCTTCGTGCCTGCCTCCTTACCGTTGCTTGTAACGTCCTTAAGGTCCCGCAGTCCTCTAAGTTTTGCCATATAATTAGCATCAACCACACCGGCAAGCGCGCTTTCGTCCATATCGGTTGCTATGAGTTCGGCGATAAGGGCGTACCCGGTCAATAGGTTGGCCGCGTCTTCGTTCCCGTCCTCGGCCAGCTTCTCGAGCCGTGCGCCGTTCTTCTTGAACGCTTGCAAAGTCCACCCGATAAAAAGGCAGAAGCCGCCGAGCGATGGCGCGCGTTTCTTCTCTATAGGGACTTTTTGCCCAGCTGCGTTACCACCCTTTAGGACTTCATACGTGATGAACGGGTTCCGCGCACAGAAGTTCATATACTCTGCTATGTAATCTACGCACTCCTCGACGGTAGACAACGTAGCGCCTTTGCAGCCGCGCGTCTGCACGACCTCATAAAGTTCTTTGCATTTCTTCAAATCATCTTTAGGGGCTGGGGCTTTGCCCGTCGCTTGTCCCTTGGTGATTGCCGCCTTCGTATCCGGGGCGGCTTCCTTCTTTGTTCTTCCTGCCATAGTTTGTTAGTCGGTATTAAAGTATTGCACGTGTGCGCTCGCGGTCTTTTAAAGAGATGCGCGAGTAGTATTCGGACTATCCCAGTATTAGGACGGCTCGGACTTCACGGACAATACCTCGCAGTTCATATCAACTGCTTTGGTTATTTTCAATCATGGCACAAAGGTAGGCAACAGATCGCACCAGACCAACCTACGGGCAGTTAAGCCTTTTTCTACAAATAAAGTTTACAAATGAATTATATTTACACTATCTCTTATGTGTTCACCGCAACTACCTGTCTAACTGAACGTTACAAGCACCTGCACAAACACACGATTTTTTTTCTAAACTTATATTTAGAGAATAGTATATTTTATGTCCTCCAAAATACACTTTTTTCCAAGATAATGTTTTACCCTCTTTTTACTGTGCATCTGTGTATTTACATATAATATATTATAATATAAGGAGTTAGACTGCACAGAGACCTGCACAGTAGGGATTTTTTACTGTGCAGCTGTGCATAAAATATGTTAATTTTAGAGCCCCCTTTTTTCTGAATATAAACAAAAGCCCAAATCTGACATTTTGTAATCAGATTTGGGCTAATCGCTATCATTTGGTTTGCCTATAGGCTTTCGTAGAGGGCACTATCATACTGCTAACTCCTATAGGCAAACCGCTTTCATTATGTCAATTTCCACCCGAGCGAATCCCTATGCCAATACCACGTTTGAACCGTTCCGTTCTTGAACACTGATACCCTTTTAATCCTTCCGTCCGGGTCAATTCCGTAGGTTCTTGTTATGTCCTGCCCGTTTCTTTTCTCCTCTGCGAGACGTGCCTCGTCTCTGATAAGGTACTGCCTTTTATTAATAGGCTGTTTATATGTGAAGTCCTGGGCGGCTATATATTTTGCCAGCTTATCAATCCATCCGTTACAAAGCGCGGCCTCCACATAACCGCGCCCGTACTTGTCCTTTGTTACCCCGGCGGTATATCCGTACCTTCGTATGAATTCCCATATGATGAACACATGGCAGTTGAGACATACCGCTATATCCATAAAACTAACTTTCTTCATGCACGATGTTTTTAAGCTTTATATACTTGTAATATGCCCCGGCTCGCGGCTTCTTCATAAACACGTCGCCTCCAAATGTGCTCTTTAATTCTCCGTCCGGCAGGCTCCACGCGTTCACCTCGTCTGCTACACTTTCGTGTACCTCTGCTATAAACACGTCTTTTAGGCTCGTATAGCCCACTACCCTAATACCGATAAGGTATTCCACTTCGTCGACCCTTGCTGCCGTCCTATCGCCCCATTTAAGCTTATGGGGAAGCTTTGGTTCTTTAGTCATTTTCTTATTCTTGTTTTCGTTAAACACTCCATTACTCGTCGTACTCCCCATCTATGTTACGGGCTGCGAATTTAGCTAAGAGCCACAAACCAGTTACCAAACCAGCGCCTATCGCTATTCCGAATAAACACATTAATGCTTCCATACATTTTAAATTTTTGATGATACATTTTCCAAACCGTCTCCCATGCTTACAAGCTTCATGCCTCCGTGCTTACCACGGATATAAGCGGCTTGCACATTGCCGTGCTCGTCCGTCGAGAATTGAATACCCGACACGCCTTCGTGCTCCTTGATAAGCTCGCCTATTGTCTTATGCTTCGGGGCTTCCTCTTCCATCAGCTCGCCCGGCCCTTCCAGCGTCCCGGCGTTGCAGTATTCATAAGACGGAAATTCATCCTCGGACACACCTATATCGTTAGTGCCCCAGGACTGCCAACCGTCTGTGTGGTCTACCCCCATTATCACGCCGTGCATATCGTTCCAACCGACTACCACACCGGCATACTCACCATTCTTGTTGAATACCGCACGACCTGCGTACAGCATCGCAAAATCTCTGTTTCTAATCATAATCTTCTATTATATTAAATCACTAATACCAACGAAATAATAACATTCACAATTTTTAAATACCACACACTGGTTGTCTATCTGCCCCCAGCACCAACTCTTAATTTTAGTGCCGTCTGCTATCAGTGCCCATGTTTCGTCCGTATCTTTCCGGTACCCTACCACTTCCAATTTCTCACCGCATCCGTGAGCTAACCGTCCTATGTACTTTTCCAACGGGTGGACTTCTCTCCGATTAAACTGTGAGTACATCTCACTAACTGCTTTTGAATACTTTTCCATAACCTTCTGTTTTTTAAATCGTTGATACAAATATAACGCTTTTCCCGTTATGTTGGTTCTTCCGTTAACACTATTTAAGTATTAAACTATCCTTCAGCGATAGCCCGTACTCTAATTGCTGTAGCTTGAAATTACGTTGTATGCTGTCCGCTGCGTTCTGTACTATGGTGCAGCCTACCAATATGAGTAGGACTGCGATAACTGTTATTAACTTTTTCACTGGTCAAAGCATTTTATACATTCGAACAAGTATTGCGCCATTAGGGGTTGCACTGCATTGCCTACACATCTGTTTCTGTCCACGAGGTCGGGAAGCTCATTAGTGCTTCCGAGAGTTCGGGGTTCGGGTAAATCCCGTCGCTCTCCCCATCCCGGATATACTCGTGGAAGTTCCCACGGTAGGTAGGGCTGCCGAAAAACCGATTTCGGGGACTCCCCTTCGCCGAACTTACACACGGGGTAGGCAATGATATATATATATCCTTTCTCGGCGTTGTTGCAATCCAAGGAAGGTACCTTGTAGACACTGCCACTGTGCATCATACCCGATTTCGGAAAGTCCATGTAAGACGTATTCGAATCCTCGTTTTCTAAGTAGAGGGCTATTTTCGATAATGACATAATCGGGTCTGACT